CCGTCTTCGGCTCGTCCGATGAGCGAGTGTTTGATTCCACCTTTGACCAATCTTTCGCATGAGCGTACAAACCCGCAGTCAGTTGGTAGCATCTGCTGCCACCATCACATCCGAAACCGCCGCAGGAGCGAACACCGCCGCCCGTGTCGGTGGACTATTCGACGACCTCGCAGACACCGCTACCTTGGACCGAGAGCGGGGCGTGGCGAACCTGTACCTTGACGAATCCAAGAACTTCACCCCGACCCAAGGTCAGGCCGTCAAGTTAACAACCCCGCTGAAATCGGGACTGCTGACGACCTACAATTTTTCACGGACCACCACCGCCATCACCTACACAGGGACGACGAGTGCGGCCTTGCGGGTGTCGGCAAGCATGGTATTCTCGCAGGGGAACGGCAACCAAATAATCATCTACATCGCCAAAAACGGAACCATCATTCCGCAGTCCATGACTGACATCACCACGGGCCACAACAACGGCCATGCGGTCATGCTTGAAGCCGTTCTGCAAGGTGCAGTCAATGACGAGTTCACCATCTACATCAACGCCGTGAACGATGGCGGTGCTATCACGATTTCGGCCCTATCCTTTACCGTACACACGCTATGAGTATAAAGCAATCATTCACCCAATGGCTTGGGATTGAGCATAAAGTCCCCGTCATGTTGGAGAACAAGGCGGGCAAGTATATCACCTACGGGGCGTTCAACGAGTACCCCTACTATCTCCTTGACAACTACCGCCGAAGTAGTAAGCACAATGCTATCGTCAACGGAAAGGTCAACTATATCGTGGGCGGAGGCTGGCAACCTGGGGAGAAGATGACCGTGGAGCAGCAGGCCCGCTACGCCAAGTTCTTTGACGGGTTGAGCGAACATGACGACTTGAATGACATCACCGAGAAACTCGTCCTTGACTTGGAACTATTCAACGGGTTTGCGGTTGCAGTCACATGGAACAAGATGGGGACGATTGCGAAAATGGAGCATATTCCTTTCGAAAAGATTCGAGTTGACAAGGACGAGCGGATGTTCCAAGTCGCCGATTGGTACGACGACGCAATGATTCAACTCTACCCCAAGATTGGCGATGTAGAGAAAATCCCCGCATTTGATGCAGACAACCGCATCGGCAAGCAACTATTCTACTATCGGGTGTACGCTGCGGGCGTGAAGTCATATCCCCTCCCCGAATACATGGGGGGCTTGGCTTGGATTGAAGCCGATGTGCAGGTGGCGAACTTCCACAACAACAACCTGCGGAACAACTTTTGGGGCGGGTACTTGATAAACTTCAACAACGGCATCCCAACGCCCGAAGAACAGGGCGACATTGAGCGCCAAATCAAGCGCAAGTTTTCGGGGACCGACAATGCTGGCCGCTTTGTTGTGACCTTCAACGACGATGTTAGCAAGGCTCCGACCTTGGAACCGCTCACACCGAGCGACATGGACAAGCAGTTTGAAATTCTCAACAAGGCCATCCAGTCCGAAATCTTCATCAGCCACCGTGTCGTGAACCCCATGCTCTTTGGCGTGAAGACCGAAGGCCAACTTGGTGGACGGCAGGAACTGGTTGAGGCGTACGAACTATTCAAAGCGACCTATGTGAACGACCGAGTGCGGAAGGTGGAGCGGATGATCAACTATCTCGGATCGTTCAATGGAGTGGAAGGGATGGAACTTATTCCTGTGGAACCCATCACCGAGCGATTGAGTGAGCAAGCCCTGCTGACCATAATGACCCCCGAAGAACTGCGGGAAAAAGCGGGCCTCCCTGCATTGGAAAAGCAACCCGCCGATGTGGTTGGACCTAATCCCCAACCCGACGAGCAACCGCAAACGCCTGCTATGATGGGCAACGACAACATCAAGAAACTATCGGGCCGTGAGTACCAAAACCTCATGCGAATCGTCCGTCACTATGCCCAAGAAAAAATCACCTTGGAGATGGCCCGCACGATGCTATCCGCTGGATTCGGTCTAACCCCCGAAGAAGTGAACACCCTGCTCGGAGTGCAGGAGCAGGCCTTCAGCGAGCCCCAATGGGGCGAGGAGGACACCGAGGACTATGGATGGGGGGACGAGGAATTTAAGGTCTTGGAGGTGGTCGCAAGCAAGTTTGGGAGCAGTTCGGACGACTATGTTGTCATGCACTCCAAGCCAATGCGCTTTGACACCGACTTAGACGACCAGGTCCGTCAAGCCTTTGCTGAACTTGGCGAGGAAGAAAAAGAACTGGATAAAAAAATTGAAGCCTACCGCAAGAAGAATCGGGACGCATCGGTGGAAGAAATGGCCAAGGAGTTCGGGGTCAGCAAGGCGAAGGTCGCCAAGCGGGTCGCCTACTTGATTACGAAAGACCGTTATCCCATCGCAAGAGCCGTGGACCAAATCGCCTCGGAGAACCTACCCAAAAACATCAAGGAAGTGGCCGAACCCGTGCTGGAAGTGAGGTACAAATACGCATGGGCGGCGGGTTTCAGCAACAAGGACAAACGGACCAGCCGTGAGTTCTGCAAGGTGATGCTGGACTTGGCTGACCAAGGGAAGGTTTACACCCGTGACGACATCAATGGTATTTCCAACATCATGGGCTACTCCGTATGGAACCGCCGTGGTGGATGGTATCATACCGCAAGCGGAGTGAATCGCCCTCAATGCAGACACATTTGGGAGCAGCAACTCGTCATCCGCAAAGGCAATAAAATCACGAAAGCATGAAGGCACTATTCATAAGCGAGCAAACCCTGCTGGACAACTCGGTAATCAACGAGAATGTTTCCTTTACCCAAATTCGGCCCACCATCGTGAAGGTCCAAGAGATGCGGATTCAGCCTATCGTTGGGTCGGCCCTGTACTCGGAAATGGTCGGGCAGGTGGTGAGCGGCACGACCACGGCATTGAACACGACGCTCTTGGAGGACTACATCCAACCCGCCATGGTGCAATGGTTGTACTACGAGTTACCCATGGTGCTTGCGTTCAAGTACATGAACAAGGGAATGGTCCGCCGTACCAGCGAGGAAAGTTCCCAAATGTCCATGGACGAAATCACCCGCCTCACCGACAAAGTGAAGAATGATGCCGAGTGGTATTCGGAAAGGATTACCAGGTACTTGATGGAGCAGAAGGCCAACTATCCGCTCTTCAACTCCCCGCCATCGGCTTTGGACACCATCTACCCCAACGGCACGAACTACAACACGGGGATGGCATTGGATGCCCGCACCCTACGCCGTGGTGCTGGCTTAGACCGCCCTTGGCCCTATGACCCCTACTGCAACAACTGCTGAACATGGGCGCACATTCTAAAAACATTTTGAAACTCCAAGCCTATGTCATGGATAAAAATCAAGCAAGCACTCCTTGCGCTTGCAAATGCCCATCCGCAAGTAAACTCCTTCGGAACGGGGGACCCTCTTGCAATCGGAACGGACAACACCATCAACCTTCGCACCCCAAGCCGTGAGCGAATCGTCTATCCTTTGGTATTCGCGGATGTTCAGTCAGCGAGTACGGATTTGGGTAGCCTTAACCTTACTGTGGGTGTCTATTTTAGCGACCGAGTGGAATCCATTGCCACGATGGGTGGCGTGGTTTCGGGCAGTCCGACGCTGGGCTGGCAAGACAACGAAGACGAGGTTTTGAGCGACCAACTGCAAATCGCACAGGACTTCATTTCAAGCCTTACAAACGACCCAACGCAAGAGTGGACGCTAAGTACCAGCGTCAGCCTTACGAGGTTTGTGGAGAGCCGAGATGACCGAACGGCGGGGTGGGTGGCTACTCTATCGTTTGCTATCCCGTACTCTCACTCCGTTTGTGAAATTCCGACCTAACCTACATTTACCCTAAAGCAACCAAACAAAATGCCTACACCTATTCTTCAACAAATGCTCGGACAGGGCGGCACTTGCGAACTGATTGATTCAGGTGCAGCCGCCACGGGTAAGAACTACGACTTTCTCGTCGTGAACTCTGCCGCAACGATGACCACCCTCACGGGTACAGGCAGCGAGAACCTGCTGACCGCTTACAATTTTTCCCTGAAGTCCATCTCCGCAGGCATCGTGATTTGCGGTCGCAACGGCGGCAAGATTACGGCGGTAACGGTTTCCGTAGGTAGCGTCATCGGTTATACATTTCTCTAAGCAATGTTCATCGGCTACGGCTACGGCTACCCCCGTTCAATGGTGATGGGCAAGACCCCCGCAGAACTTGCGTGGGATGCCTTCAACGCCCGTGCTACGACCGACGGGGCAGCAGCGGCAGAAGCCGCCGTCAGCGGTTGCCTGCAAGCCCGATTCGCTTTGATATTCAATTTCTAATATGCCCACGCCTTCACTGCTCATAGTCCCCGCTCGTTTCAAGACGGGGAAACTATACTCCCAAATCCCAACCAGCGGGGCGGGGGACTTCACCGTTACCCGCAACACCGAGGCACGGCGGTTTGATTCTGCTGGCTTGGTCGCATCCGTAGCATCGGGCATTCCACGCTTGGACTACTACACAAGCGGCGGCGTTACGGGGTGTCCTGCGTTGCTCGTGGAGCCTGCGGCGACGAACTTGGCTCCAAACGCCAACTTGATGAATATCCTTGACACTCCAACGGTGTCGGGCGGGGTTGCATTCACGACGGGAAGCACGGACTTTCTTGCACCCGATGGAACGAGCGCAAGCATCAATAAATATGTTGGTGGCGCAGCAAGTGGAACAACGCAAGCAAGTAGGTATAGCACGACCGCAATAACGGCAACGGCTTCGGGGATTCATACATTTAGCATCTTTGTCAAGCGTGGCGCAACCAACCCTCTTGATTTTTGTGCAATTACACCCATTAGTTTTACAGGCATAAGCCCCAGTCCAGGTCGCTCGTTTTTCAATCTTGCAAGTGGGACTGCAATAACATCGGGCGCAAGGATTGAGAACTACGGGAATGGATGGTATCGGTTGATTTCTCAACCTCTTACATTGTCTGGCGACCTTATTGGGGGAATGGTGTTTGAATTAGCGAATACAAGCGGAAGCATATCTTTTGCCACATCAGGCGCACTCAACCTCACCGCCTACACTTGGGGGGCGCAGTTTGAAGCGGGAAGCATCGCCACTTCCTACATCCCCACCACCGCAGGAACGGGTAGCCGAAGCGCAGATGTCATCTCGGTCAGCGGAGCGGTCAGCGGGTCCATCGGGCAGACGGAGGGTGTACTTTACATTGAGTGCGAATCCAACGACGGAGAGGATGATGTGTTTAACATTAATCGTTCAGCAGCAAATGCAATCACGATTTACAAGAACGCAAACAACTCCTACCTTGGAAGGATTTACCATAGTTCTACAAGCATTATTTTTACATCGGCAAGCGGTGTCACGGGAACGGTTAAAATCGCCGTTGCTTACAAAAGCGGCGACTCCACAATGTACCTCAACGGGTCAAGGGTTGGAACGCTCAACACTACGGCAATCACATTTGGGGCGGCATTAAATTACCTTGGTGTAGATAAAAGTTCCGCATTTTTTAGCGGCATTAAACCATCCCGCATCCGTGCCGTGGCCTTGTATAACACCCGCCTCACCGATGACGAACTCGCAGCCCTAACCGCATAGCAATGCCCACCTTCCGAAAGTTCGCCTTCCCCGACGGGGCCACCGCTGACAAGTTGCTGCAAGACCTGCAACCGCTGGACTTCGCAGTTCCCGTGGGAGAGATAGACAAGGCCGTCTGCGTGGACATACTATTCCACGACACCTGCCCCGAAGACCTTG